AGTGATCACTGGGTCATGGAACATTTTAAATACTAAAGTATCATTCAACTCGCTTAATTGATCGTCGCTTAATATAGGTTTATCTATTTTGTTTTGGTCTTGTATGTATTGCTCTAATCTTTCGTACTGCCCGGGCATAGTTTTAAAGGCTTGCCACTTAACCATTTTACGCCCTTCTGGTATGCGCGGATTAAGATATTCTCTAGGTATATTACGATAATCTGATTCATATTTATAAGATTCTGGCATATCTGGATTAATAATTCTCATAGTATCACCTCAATAAATACTATAGAACTTTTGTTCGTATATGTAAAGATGTATATTATATGTAAATCGACATAAAAAAGCACCCGCCAATTGGTAAGTGCTTTATTTATGGTATTTATGATTTAAATCTAATCTAACTATATTAAAATATCCTTTATTGTCATAAAATCCATGAATTCTGAAAGGCTTTTGATCTTTACCGTAATGAAATATTTCAACTCCGTTATTCGTTTCTTTTACAGGCCCTTTTTTTCTTAAAAAAAGTTTATCAACTTGTGTGATCGTCAATCCTTTATAAACCGTTTCTTTAAGAAAGTTATGCAATTCTTTCGTTAAATCTTTAGGTTTTTTTGTGTCAAAACAATATTTAGGTTCTAATTCTACTCCAATTGCTAATTTAAATGTTTGTGCTTTTAAATTAGTTAATTTTGTGCCTTTAGCTGTATGTTCATCATTTAAATCTGTTAGTTTAGTCACCGCTATAAATACTCCAATAATATTTTTTCATATCTTCAAAGCTAATAATGTTATTACTAGATTCTTCATCGCTTAAGCCTTTTCGTTGGTTCAACCATGGGGTTTCTTGATGAGTAATAGCTTCCAGTTCGTTTCCACTAAGGTGTCCATACGTTTCCAACACAGAATTTAAAACTTCTTTTTCTTTATTTGAAAAAGTATAATCTACCTCTACTTTTGGTTCGTTTATTTCATTCCAACCATAATTTTTATATTGGTGATAAAGAACTGGGGAAACTGGACCGTGAACCCATGCTTCAAAATGAGTGTCATCAATTAATTTTTCATTTAGTAACGCATTATGCCAAGCTTCTGCATAATATGAAAGTTTTTGTAATTTTTTAGGAGTAATATCTTTACCATTTTCAATAAAATACTTGGCTACTTCATTTATACTAATCATCTCAATCCCTCCTTCAATTATATTATATATTATAAATGCAACTTTTTGTAAAATTTTTTGAACTTTAATATAAAAATACCATCCAGTGACATGTGTAGATGGTTAAGTGAGCCTATAGCTCTCGATAGATATAGTATACCACAAAAAAACAGGGCAGACACCGGTACGTACCCACCCTACTAGCAATAGATTCACTTATATATTTATGTTAGTATCAAGACAAGTAGAAACTCGTTTTCAACTCGTTTCATTCAAACCCAAATCTTCAAGTATATTTTTAATCATTTCATCTTTAGTAACATCTTCTTTTATAGCTTTTTCATTCTCCAAACCAATAAAATCTTTAGGCGTAAACCAAGATCTCATTTCCATTTCTCCAAAATCAGTAAACTCCTTAGATTCATGTCTTTTTAAAGTTTCTTCAAAAGATAAATCATAATAATAAGCTAATACTTTATCTGCTTGTTTCAATGAATTTCTCAACATAATACCATATTTATTTTCAGCTAAAATCCCCTCCAAAATTACATAGTCACAATTAGAAATACCATAACTTAATATATTTTCTATAAGAGCAATCGCTAAATTATTAGGTTTATCTCTAACATTAAGCATTTCTCTCCTTACATTATCTTGAGAAATCAAAAGATTACCTTCCCCTAAAATACTATGTAATTCTCTAGCTACAACTGATTTACCACTACCAGAATTACCTCTAATCAATATAACAACAGCCATAATATCAGTCCTCCAAAACTAAATTTTAATATATTCTACACAAATTTTTATTGCTTTATTCCAATTGCTTTATTGACGTTGAGCCTCGGAACAATTTTTTAATGATAACATAAAAAAAAGGCAAACACATAAGTGCCTACCCCTCCACTATTTTATCCAACACCCTATCAAATACTTGTCTAACTCTCTCGCCAGATACTTCAAATATACGTCCAACTTCTTTATAAGTCTTGCCTTCTGCTAAAAGCCAGAACATGCAAAATTCCTTATCTGTAGCTACTTGCTCAATTAATGTTTCTATTTCATTATAAAATATGCTTTCTTCAACATTATTTTTGTCTATAGGTACTGCTTCCTGTTGGTCATTCACACTAAAGAAGTCATCAACATTTGTATCTTCATCATACTCTTTACTGTTGTCTATTGTCTTATGATAGTTTAATATAAACTGTTTAACAGTTTTCTTATCGTACCTCATACATAGTCCACTGCCTTCGCAACACGCTTTAATATGACTTCTTTCGCATGTCTTAACGTTAATTCACTAATGCCTATCACATCAGCTATAACGTTATCTGTATAGTTGTTATCGTCCCACCATGATAATTTAATAATCTGTTGTACTTTTACTTGGCTATTGTTGTATACCTCTGTAATACCCTTTACAATTGATTCTAAGTTCAAATATTGAAGTTCTTTCATATCATGAGATTCGCTCTTATAAGTATCAACCATGCTATGATAATTGCGCATGTATCGTTCTAAAATTGGATAGTCTACATCTGTCATATAACTAACTCCTCACGTTCTTGATTTAATGATGCTTTCGTTTCTACTAAAAAGTTTTGATATATTACTTCATTCTCTTTTTGACGCTGCTTATTGCGTTCTAAACGCTTGTGATGATGTATCTTATATAAATCTTCTTGCAGCTTATCTATCGTATTATGTGGTTTGTCACTACCATTAGATTTAAAGTATCTCATTACTTCTTTTTGTTCTCTGGGAGCATAATTACTAATGATTTTTTTCAATAAATTGAGTTTCTTAGTACTATTACGTTTAAAGCGATCTAGTTCATCCTTTTGTTGTATTATCCATAGAACTAATTTCTCTAGAGGGTATGACACAGTTATTACGCCCTCAACCTCGTCACAAGACATATGACTCATGTTCAAATGATACATCGCATCAATCTGTTCTTGTATAGCGCGAATTTTACTGTTAATCATCATCGGTGAGTATTGTGTTAGAAGTTCGTACTCTGTAATTTTAGGTTCTTCGTAATACCATAGAATATTTTCACTTCTCTTTAAAACCATAATAGACCTCCCTAGAACTTTATAATTCATTCATCATCGTCATCATCCATACCGAAAATATCGAAAATAGATTTATCATTTTTAACCTCTTGCTTAGGTTCTAATATTTTTAATCTCGATTCGACTGTTAAACCTAATTTAGGGGCAATACTATTTAACTGTGATAAAGCGTCACGCTTAATTGTATGATTTTGATTTAGCTTTGTACCACGTTCAGTTTCGATAATTGCATCACTCTCATTCATACGTCTTGTCGCATTGATATAATCTGAATAGGCTTGGCAGTATGTACTTACAAGCATTAAATCAAGACTAGCAACTGGCAATTCTTCCAACAGTGGGTGTATTCTATGCCATTCTTCTGTTGCTGTATTATCTAACCATTCTGGTGGCTCTGGTGTTAAAGATGTAAGTTGTCGAATTGCTTCTTCTGTATCTCTCTTTTTATCTTGTGTTTCTTTAGTTAATCTACTTTTCTGTTGTGATAACAATTTTCTTTGTGCCATAAACATCATCTCCCTTGTTTTGACCTGCTTATTCAATTAAATTATTTATTATGAGGCCGTGAAACCCTACCTCATTAAAATTTGCTTTTATTTCCTAATTTTAAGGTTTTATCTCCCACATTTTTACCTTTTATTTTCAACTTTTGGTTGCGTTTAAGGCCGAGTCGTTTAATTCGAAAAGCAAAAGGCGGGGCGCAATTTCAATGCCTCCCTTTTAATTTAGAAATTATTTTTCAGATTATTATTTCCTTTTTTTATAAGTCACAGTATTATTTTGACTGCCGATTAAATTATCTATCCCATCAAATTTATTCATGGCATCTATTTCATACTTGCTTTATTTAAGTATATTGGTATTTATAAATCTTATGGCTTAATAAGCCTACTCAAATGACTTCCTGCAGCTCATATATTAGCTTATAACACTTAATATACATTCATATATACATGCGCTCTATGGCTCTCTAAATGGACACAAAAGGTATTGTATAATGCAAAGTATTCACGCTTAGTTATAACGTTTTGTATCTCGTTAATGCTTTAGATATTGTTCTTACTTATCAACTAATCGAACAACATTAATATTATTTTTATTTTGAAATCAATTTCGAATTTTAATTTTAGAAATATTATTTTAAAAATTATTCTTGAAAACTTTTTTGTAATTCAAATCTCAATTTACTTTTGGATTCAACAATTATAATTTAATGATTGAACTTCACAATTGAAATGATTCAACAACAGAAAACATTTATCTTCAACTGAAAGTTTTATCTTCTGAACTCAATCATCAATGAAACTTAACAGAAGAACATCAACAAATGAATTAACTTAAACAATTAATCTTAATTGATTGAACAATCTTAAATTGAAATTAAATAACAATTACAATTTGTTTCTTCTTTTTGAATGTTGATGAACAATCACAATGGAACTTCTAGATGAACTATCTCATTAGTTGGATCTAATCCTCACACTTAAAGCAGCAACCTTATAAACTGTATGCTCAATAGCCTGACCTTTAACATAGATAGCTTAATCACTGTGTCCTTAATTGTGCAGTCTCTTTATAACTATACCTTTAATATATTGATACGCCTTAAATACATCTGCCACTTCTAACATGGCCTTACTTCATCTAGCCTATCTGGTTACTTATAAGAAAAGACCACCACCAATTAAATAGTGATGGCCTTCGTCAACGTGCACAAGATTACACAGAACTAGAACCTAATGAAAACAATAAGAAGTAATATACCCGATAGCTAATTTAGACTTTAATATTGAGCGCTCAGTATTAAAGATTTAAAATATCTTCAATATCTATATTATAACATGAACGCTGTCATAAAGCTACTTCTCACTACTTAGTATTAATAGAAATCGC